TATCAAAAGTTACTTTCCCGTTTTTCTTTTGCAGGTTTTCAAGCCAGTTTATAGAGTTTTGATAAGCGTCATGTTTTTCTTTTTTATCTAAGCCTTTTTCATAAGCTGTTCCGCCAAATATACTTCCGCTTGTTGCTGGATTGTTTTCAAATTCTATTTTAAGCTGTAGACCTCCTTTTATTTCCGTTGGTTCTTCATCTGTCTGTACTACATGACAGCGACAGCCCCAGTCCAGAGGCGGAGTATATTTGTTCCAGAATGGGTCGTTAATAGGGCGTATTGTTCCATCTAATGCTTTGTGTTCTGGACGGACTCTATTGTCATTAACACTGACAAATTTAAGATTGGGATACAGGTCGGCATTTCTTTCAAAATCTTTCCATTTCTCAGCCATATTTGCATTGGCAACGGTTTGATGGTATTCGGTCTCCAGCCATCTATGATTATAATCTCCAGAAACTGAGTAAGCTTCTTTTTTGAACTCAGACCAAGGCACAAGACTTCCGTCTTTTGTAAGCAAATCCCTTAGAGTATTCCTAAAAGAAGTTTCTTTAAAGGCGCAAAATTGTGCAATATTATGTTTTAAGGCTCTTGCTAAATCTTTGTCGTAAAATTCAGATTTTGGGCTATATCCTGCATCCACAGCTTTTGAAAGTTTATCAAAATAATATCCCCAAAGTTCCTCACGAAGTTTTTGAGGAACTTTCTTTTCATCAAAAAGCTCCCGAATGTATTTTTCTACAAGCCTGCTCAAACTAAAATCCGCATTAAGCTGCAGAGGAATATCTCCACAGCATTTAGTGTGGTAGTGTAATCTGAGCAGGCTTAGGGCTTTTTTGAGCTTTCGGGGGCTTTGCCGATACTTTCTGCCTGAGGTCTTGGCACAGATTCAATCTCAGTCCCGTATATTTCGGTAATATATGCAGCAGGGATAATATATCCAGCTCTTAAAAATTCTGAATCTATCTTAATCTGCTCATTGGGGTCTTTGGTCTGTGATACAGCAATTTTAACCCCGTCTGGAATAGCATAACCAATGGCTTTCATGGCAGGAACGAGTTTATCGTTCAAGATGGCCAAGATGTTTTTTTCATCAGCAAAAATAAGTTCTTTGAGCGTGTTCTCATGTACTGTCCCCTGTGCTTTAGAACTTCCGTTTTCTGTAGTCATTGTCTGATGCAGTATCAATATGGAAAGCTCCTCCCGTATGGCATTTATTTTTTGAAAAAAGACATTAAAAGCATCGCCTTTGCTGTTTTCCTTAATTTCAATTTCAGTACCTAACGGGAAGACGCCGTAAGGAGCGGAGCCCATATCTTCGAGCCACCCTGCTACTTCGTTTTTAACCTGTTCGGACTGCGAGGCGATTTTAGCAATACGGATAGGCACTCCGAATAATTCCTCAAATTCGTCCCAGCTTCCCCAAGAGTGGCGTTTTAAGATAGCATAAGGCACAGCTTTTTCAAGCAGTCCTATTTTATCGTACATCTGCACTTCTATGAGCTGCTCTGGAAAGTCTCTGTAAGCCAGACCTGTATTCATTGCAATATCGGTAACAATGATGCCTAATTCTGGGATAACATGCCCTCGCTCTACAAGCTCTACTTCTTTTATTTCCTTTTTCTCTACATTTTTAATCCAGACAACTTCTGTCCCAAAATAGACTGATTCATGTGCATACTTTAAAAAGTCCTCAAACCAAGACTTATCCTTGATGTATTCGGTGCATTTATCATCTTTTCTACCCTCTTTATCTACAAATATGAACTCTTTGTTAGTAGTTCTAAAAGTTCTATTCTGGGTAATTCCTGTGAGCTGACCGTCCATTAGAGCGTCATCATAGACCTCTTGGAGTAGGAAATTTTGAGGATATTCCTTACTTTGTCGCATGAGCCTTGCCCTCTGCCAGTCGTTGATTTCTTTTCTCCAAATTCTTTTTTGCTGGCGTATCAAATCTACCATAAACTTGGTTACCTTGCTGATGTTATTGGTATCAGAAGCACTAAGGTTTATTGGTTTTTTTAGCAGGTTCCCGCTGATGTCTGTTGTATGCTGTATGTATTTCATTTCAGTAATTGGTCTAATGTTTTGGTTAGTTTATCTTTAATTCTTTCTTCTAAATAAGCAGATTTACCGATGAACTGTCTTTGTGGTAAATCTTGTGTTCCCTCGTTGTGATAGACAGCATATCCTTTATAGGTGTAGAATATTACCCGTAGTTTTTCTCTTCTTGCTCTAAAAGAGTTTCTCAGTTTGTCCCCACCGGTATTATGTCCTGTAAGTATAGCTCTGCCTATTTCTTTCTGCCCAAATTTGGTTAATGCTCCCATTTTGCCGTGCCGGTTGGTGCGGTATCGGGTAAGGTCTCTGCCCTGCCTGTCTGTGGTTTTTCTTTCCTTCCAAGAATTTAAAGTGCTGTCGTTAAACCCTTCGTCTTGAAAGTTCTTTTGAATAAAATTCAATCCCTCCACTTCTATAATTTTTAATGCCTGTTCGGGGATTTCTTCAGCGGCTTTATTAAGCAGGTCTTGTAAATCTTTTAAGTCTTTCATTTTTACCAATGATTTCTATAAGTCTTGCGGCTTCCCAGTTTCATAAAAGGCACAGGTTCATCAGGCTGTCCATCTCCGTCTTTATCCTCCATTTTAAGAGGTAAATCTGCTTTCATTTTTCCGCTGGCAATTTCCTCCAGCCATTTCATCACTTCATTGTAATCGTCTTTGTCTCCGCCCGGCTTTCTGCGTTCTTTGAGTTCATAAAGAACCAGTTTTTTAAGATTTTTGAGCAAAAGCCCATTACGATTTTCTCCCTGCATCAGAAAGATTTTTTCTGTATCATAATAACTTCCCAGATAGGTTTTAAAAACATCTATACTCTCCTGAATGATGTTCTCAACAACATTAGAGTCGGTTCCCTTTAATATATCCACGAAATCTAAAGGTGCTACGGTGTGTAATTCTTCTTTGGTTAAAAATGCCATTTTAAAAAGTCTTTAAATTTGTTTTAAACTCATTTTAACTGTCTTGTATTTTGGTGCGAGCTTTCGGTAAATCATTGTATCAAAGCTGAGGCGGTAGGCAAAATTACCTTTCATGGTCTGCGAGTCAATTTCGTCTCCTGTCTGCTCTAATGGTTTAAACTGCTTGCCATACAGAAACTGCAATTTTTCAGCAATAGCATCTAAAAGGTCTATTTCATTAAGCCCATGTTCTGTATCCTCTGTATTTTGGTACTGATTGAGCCATCCATCCCTGCAATACAGGGTAACATCTACCGAAGCCCTGCCTTCTTGGTTCTGCTCGGTCATGGTTTCCCAGTTGATGCGGTTAATCCGAATAAGCGCAGCCACGAATAAATGGGGTTCTTTTTCTGCACTCATCTGTCCTCGGTCTAAATCTACCAGTTCAAGCTGGGGTATTGTCTGTAAAGCTTCTTTTATTTTGATAAATATTTCTTTTCTTGGTGTCATTTCTTATATTTTTAAATTCTTCGTTTTCGGCTGCTGCTTCTTTTTCCTACGGCAGGTTTGGTGCTTCCTTTACTTTCAGAATATCCAAAATAAGTCTGTATAAGAGTAATCCCCCTCTCTAAGGTATCGGGAGCATCATCATTAGAATTTGTTCCTCTTTCAAAGGCTAAAATCTGCTTCATAAATGCCTCATAATCTTTTTTTGAACGGGTTTTAAGGCTTTCATCCCAAAAGAGTATTTTCCTGAACAACGCATTAGTAATTCCCGTAGCGATACGGTTATGCTTGTCCCCCTCCTGATGTTTCGGCATGGGAGTGTTAGGACAGTGATTGTCCTCCGCTGCTTGAATGATAACAGGAAGATATACGGCTTCTTGTGCAGCAGTAGCATCAAAAAAGCCCATGATGTTATATCCTTTCTCCCGATATTTCTTTACCCACTCAGCGCGGACCTGCATTGCGTAGTTGATTTCACATTTTTGACAGAATACCTCCAGTACGAAAATCTTCATGCCTTTAATTCCAAGCAGTACCCCTGCCTTGTAATCTCCATGAGCGGTATAAGACAAGTCCCAATGGTCAAGTATTCCGTCCCACACTTCATTTTCTGCAATATTGGTATGAATAATATCTTTTGCCTTGAATAATTTACCCTCTTCAATAGGGTTATTAAAGTCTTCCCGTTGGGAAGTATAATAATCATCAGCTAATATGATTCTGATAATATCTTCTTTGGTATCTCTCTCCGGCCAGCTTGGTTCCCAGTCAATATCCTTGTAATTTTCCTTAGTAATATTGGCGGTTGCCAAGTTGGTAATAGATTCATCAAAGTGAACGCTGTCCTGCCATTTATCTTTTAAATAGTCCAAAA